GCTGCTACGGCTGCTGGCGACATCATCTCCGTACTGCTTAAGACTTCCGGCAATCCGGCGTCCACGGCAGTTATCTTGACCTACACTTCCGCCGATCTGTCAGCCGGTGGTAATATCACTGCGGCTCCTGTGGGTGCTGCGGCATTTGACGGCACGCTGGTAGGAGCGAAAGTCATTTCCACTGGCGCTGCGAAGGACATTGACGATGACAATACTTCGGTGTTCGAAGTTAAGGTTGGCTCGACTGTCCTGGCAGATTTCACTTTCGATGCTACCAATGCTTTCCCGGCGGCCGGCGCTGCACAGGATCTTGACTTGGGCGATAATGTGGCTGTCGAAGAGGGCGATGTCATTACCCTTTCGGTCACCAATGGCGCCGCGGCGGATCTCCCAATCTTCGTCGTGCAGCTTTTCTTCGTGTAAGTCAACTCTATCAAACAAAATTATAATCAAGGAGGTTAACTACTATGCCTAGCAAACAAGAAGTGCATATCGATAAAGTGCTTACCAACCTGAGCGTAAAGTATGTTCAAGATGCTAGTGCTTTTATCGCTGGCCAGGTATTCCCGATGGTACCGGTTGCAAAACAGTCAGATAGATTCTTCACGTATGCCAAGGAGGACTGGTTCCGCGATGATGCACAGAAGCGTGCCATGGGAACTGAATCCGCCGGCGGCGACTATGAAGTCGACACCGACCTGTACTACGCCGAAAGGTACGCTTTCCATAAGGACGTTTATGATGAAGAGCGTGCCAATTCCGATGATCCTCTGTCTCCTGACGAGGATGCAACCGCTTTCGTTACCGACAAGCTTCTCCTGAATAAGGAGAATAACTGGGCTAGAAAATTCTTCGTGCCCGGTGTTTGGGGCACTGATGTCGAAGGTGCCGGTGCTACCGGCTCCGGTAAAGTTATCTACTGGGATAACTACAACACATCAGACCCGATCAAGGACATTAGTGACTATTCTACGGTGATTTCCGAAGTGACCGGCAAACAGCCTAATACGCTTGTCATCGGCCGTAAAGTTTACAATGCGCTCAAGAATCACCCCGATATCCTGGATCGTATCCGCTATTCGCAGAAGGGTGTTGTCACCAAGGATCTGATCGCCGAGCTGTTCGACGTTGAAAGACTCCTGGTTGCCAACGCAATTCAGAACGTTGCCAAGAAGGGGCAGCAGGCCAACATGCAATACATCCTGGGCAACAACGCGCTATTATGCTACACCACCAATGCGCCGAGACTCAGAACGGCTACCGCCGGGTACACCTTTACCTGGACTGGCTTGATGGGTGCCGCTGCCTGGGGCGGACGTATCAACAGGATCCCCAATCCGCTGTTGGGCATCGGCACCGAGCGCATCGAGGCCGAAATCTGCTACGACATGAAAGTCATCGCTGCTGACATGGGAGTGTTCTTCGAAAACGTCGTACAGGGGGTGTAAGCCATGGCCGAGCGTTATGCAGTAACGCGGCTGTGGATTAAGCACAAAGGAGCCATTTATAGGGCGGGAGACCTCCTTCCGGAAGATTTTACGCACCATGATAGGTTCCGCAACTTATACCCCAGCCGGATAGGAGTCGTAGATATCCCTGACGTCCCAGCAGATACGACTCCTATAGCTCCGCCCGTTCAACCTTCTTTGGGAGAACAGAGTCAGTTACCTATTCCGGGACTTAAACCCGAAGCACCTGAACCGCTCGAAGATGACAAGGACGAAGATAAAGCCGGTGAATCTGAAGCATCTGAGGAGGTTGCCGACGTGAAGGAGGATGCACAGACTCCGACTGAGCCACCTAAACCCATTGCACCAACTGCCCCTGTGCCGCGTAAACCGGCGGCTTCGGCAGTAAACAAATCAACGGGCACTCGCTCTTTGAGTGGTAATGTTCCTAAGGCTACTAAGCCGGCGGGAGCTAAGCCACTTTCAGCAAAACCAACCACTGGTGCGTCTACTGGCGGAGCCAATAAGCCCAAATAAGGAAGGAGGGCTACTATGGCTTGGAGTTATGATCCAACGTCCTTGGCGACGTCAAAGAAAGACCAGATTCGCTTTAAGTTGGGTGATACTGTTGAAGCTGATGCCCTCCTGCAAGATGAAGAGATTGAGTTCCTACTGACGCAAAGTAATGGAGATGTATTGCAAGCCTCTATTCAAGCGTGCATATCAATCATTTCCATCTTGTCTGGGTTTACAGACTTTAAGGTAGGGCCCTATTCAGAGTCCCAAGGAAGTCGTTTAAGTGCCTATCAATCGTTATATCGGATGCTTTTAGCCCAAGCAGCCCGAATGAATGCTCCTCTTGCCGAGGCGCCAACAACTGCCCCCGTGTTCCATTATGATATGATGACCGCTGATAGGTGTGATCATGAATAGCCGTATTCAAGCGGTGATGTTTACTACACCAGTTACTGTGTTTCCTACCGGTAATAAGGATAGTGCGGGTGATCGTGTCGCAGAGGATTCCTTTGAAACTTTTGGCTATGTGTATGACGATACTGTCGTTGTTACAAATGACTTAGGTGAAAAGGAGGTATCAACACGTCAGATTTATTTGCCATTGAACGTTGTGTCTTCTATAAAGACGTCGTACGTGGTAAGTTGTTTAGACAGTGTCAAAGCGAAAATCATCAAACGTCAAGAATATCGTGGGAGACGCAGTAGGACATTGATTGGAGTGTTATACTTACCATGAAAATGGAACTGGTAGTTGATTCTCGTAGTGTTCATCGTATGATAACACGTCTTCGTAAGAAGCAGGGAGTAGTTCGTGGGGCGGCAAGGCAGGCAGTGGATAACACTACTGAACATGTGTTTCAGTTGGCGCAAGAGCTAGTGCCGGTTATGACTGGAGCATTAAAGGCTAGTGGTAAAACAGCAAGTACTGGCCATGTAGATAATCCTAAAGGTTTAATTGGTTACGGCGACGATACCATTGGACATAAAGGACGTCCAACTTCTGCATATGCGATTGCAAGACACGAAATGCAAAGTAAGCTAAATCCTGAAGCCTACAAGTGGCTAGAACGAACACTTTTGGCATCAGATGAAGCGTTCCGTGAAGAGGCATTACGTTTGTTAGGCCAAGCACTTCAGAGATAGGAGGTAACACATGGATGAATTTTTACAAGAGTTAATTGCATATTTTGCAGCCCATAATGTGGCGCCTCCTGAAGTGAAAGCTACGGACACAAATAGGGAGAAATCATATTTGTTCGATCTTCCGGATGATAAAGATGATCCTGATCATGTGTTCGTGTTCCGAAATTACTTTACGCGACATGCATCTTTGAAGGTAAAAAACGTTGGTGTGAAGTATGTACAGGTTCTTGTGCGTGCTAAGACACAGAAGCAAGCATTCGACGATGTACAAAAGCTTTACTTGTTCCTTTTACAGCAATCAGACGTTGCGCAGGAAGATAGTAATATCCATTACTTGAATACGTCGACTTGGGCAATTTTTGATTGCCAAGCAGGCCCCATAAAGATTCAAATCGACGAGCGTGGACGTCACATTTGGGGTTTGTCTTTTCCCGTAAAAACAAATATTTTTTAAGGAGTGAAAAACTATGGCAACAATTGGTCTTAAAGACTTGCATTACGCGTTGCTGATCGAGGATCCGGTTACCGGAACGCCGTCGTACGAAACGCCGGTAAAAGTAGTCGGCGCCATTACGGCGAATATCAACCCCAACACGTCAACCGCGACTTTGTTCTACGATGACGGGCCTGCCGACACGGCAGCAACGATGGGCGAAATTACGCTGGAGCTTAATCTAGCCGATATTCCGCTCGACGTTCAGGCTATTTGGCTTGGTCATGAGTATGTGGGCGGCATCCTTAAACGTAAGGGTGGCGACACTCCTCCGTGGCTGGCGATTGGCTTCCGCACCCTTAAGTCCAATGGCGCATATCGCTATATGTGGCTGAATAAGGGTAAGTTCTCAATCCCGGAAGAGGATTACGCAACTAAGGGTGATTCGATCGAATTTGCGACACCTACCATTACGGGTTCCTTTGTTAAGAGGGATAACGATGATGAGTGGCAGCGCACGACTGACGAAGATGCTCCGGGCTTCAATCCTTCCTATGTTTCGACATGGTTTATGAATCCGATGACAATCGCCGGTGCTTATGCAACTGGCAATTACGGCAGCGCCGTGATTACTGTGTCTGGTGCTTCAAGCTTGGCCGGTGCTACAGTAACGATCAAGGCTGATGTCGATACTGAGCCGGGTGAGGAAACTGCTATTTGGACTGATGATGATCTTGTCATCACGTTGGCAAACAATCAGAACTACAGTAGGTCCGCCATTCAGGCGCTTATTGCCGCCGCGACGGGCACTCCGGCCGGTACCTTAACCTACTTACAAGATCGCGATTTGGTTTCGGCCGCTGCAACAACTTTGTCGCTGACTTTGGCTGTAGACTAAATAGCAAAGGAAAGAGGAGGAATGCATTATGGCAACGCAAAAAATGAATCCCTCCCTTGAAGATATGCGTCCGGAATCCGGCGCATATCTGATTGGGGAGTTTGACGGCAAAAAGCGCTATATCAAGTTTGACTTGAACGCTTTTGCCGAGATGGAACGCCTTTATGGCGACATGGATAAAGCTAATGATGCCTTATCTAAAGGTTCAATGGCTGATATCCGTAAGATTCTTTGGTTAGGCTTGATCTGGGATGAGGCCATCCTCGACGAGGACACTGGCGAACCTATCAAGTATACCATTACACCTTATCAGGTGGGTGGCTGGTTAAACACCACCAACATGAAAAAGGTCATTGGCGATCTGACGGCGGCTATTAACGGCTCTCTTCCGAAAGAAGAAGCTGACGCACCTGTGGTTCCTATCACACAACATGCTTTGGCTGCTGCGGGAGAAGAACCTGACCCAAACTCCCAAAGCCCAGTGCCTACTGGGACTGGGGACTCTACTACTACGTCGGAACAGTAATCTTAAAAATGTCACCTAGACTTTTTTGGAAAACAACTCCAAGAAAGTTTAACATGCTGTGTAAAGTGCACGCGCGTCTAAATGGTGCTGATAAGAAATCTGAACCGACTAAACATGGTAAAGGGTCAAAGCATAAAGCAAGAAAACCAATCGCAAAACAACCTGAGACTTACATTGACAAGATCATGTAACCAATTTGAAGGAGGGATGAACAGATGCCAACTGAAGTCGGTACATTACAAGCCAGTCTAAATCTGGACATCCGCTCATTCGCTGAGGGCATATCCGAAGCTGTAAATTTAGCCCGTTCACTGGGCAATGCTTTGAGGGACGCCCTGGGAAATTCTCAGGGCTTTTCCTCATTGTTGCGTGAAGCCGCCTCTGTGCGTGAAGAAGTAGAACGCTTACGTGCTGAACTTAAGTCGTTAAATGCGGAATTAAATCAGGCAGGCACGCCAGAAGCATTTACCCAGGTGCAACAGCATACTTCTCGTCTGCGGGACGATCTCGCCTCCGCTGCAGGTACTGCCAATCAGTTAACTGGTGCAGCTACTGGAGCGGAGCAAGCCATGAGTGGTGTCGGGAGTGAAGCTCAAAGGGCATACATGTTAGTGGATGCAACCACTGGCGAAGTTATTGGAATGACTGATGCCGCGAGGCAGGCGGTAAGTGCTACAGGGCAGATGGCTAACGAAGCTGGCGACGCAGCAAGTCAATTAAGGCAGGCTGCCGGCGGGGCCAAAGAAACTGCCAGAGAAACAAGGCGAGCCGGAAGAGAAGCCCGTAGAACGGGTAAAGAAACTAACAGAGTTAAAAACAATCTGCAACAGGCGGGATCGTTCGCAAGGGACCTGAAACGCATTATTGCTGGTATCATAATTTCACAGGCATTTTATGAAATGCTAAATGTGGTCAATGAGCTTGTACGCGGATCCATTAAGTTTGCAAATAACATGGATCAGGCACAAATTGCGTTTAAGTATCTTTTAGGGGATGCTGAATCGGCAAGTGCTATGATTGAAAACTTACAGGATTTCGCTATAGCTTCCCCATTGGATACGTCCGCTGTAATGAACTCCACACGGAAACTTATGGCGATGGGCTTTACTGCTAAATCGGTTATCCCGACGATGCAAGTATTAGCTGATACCGCAGCAGTATTTACCGGTGATGCGAGCGACATGTCAGATATGATTGCTCATGTAACTTTGGCCCTCGGCCAGATGCGTGCATCAGGAAAAGTAATGACACAGGAGCTCAGGCAGCTGTACAATGCTGGTATTCCTGTATTCCAAATTTTGCAAGAAGAACTTGATCTTACAGCATATCAGGTTAGAAATATAGGTAAACAAAGTATTGATTCCGGCACCGCCGTTATGGCCTTGTTGAAGGGTCTTCAAAAGAGGTATAGTGGCGCGGCAAAGGAATTTACACAAACAATCCCTGGTGCGTTGGCAGTTATCAAAGACAGCTTCTCTGTCTTGTACAGTGAACTGGCTAAGACGCCACAAAGTGGCTTCAAAGAGTGGATTAATGGAATAGCCAATTCTTTCAAAGCACTGGTTATGATCACACGTGCTTATGGCCCCGGTGGCTTTATGCAAGCACTGTTTCCGCCAAGACTTCATGAGTCTATCCGTAATATAGTTGGTGCTTTGCAACAGTTAGGTAGAGCTTTAGCTGTAGCCGGACAAATTCTTCGTAATGTCTTTGGTACCGCCTTGGGTTACATTGCACAGATCCTCGGATGGATCCTTCCTCCGATATTTACGTTTGTAAACGCCATAATGCAGGTCATCAAATGGGTTTACACTACCGTACCATTTGTAAGGCAGTTAGCAAGCGCTTTCGGGGCTTTATTGATCGTCTTCACGGTTATCCGCGCTTTGCAGGGTCTTTGGGTTTTACTTAGGTTAGGCAAAGTGATTGCATGGTTCCGCACAGGTATCGTAGAAACTGTAAAGGCTATCTATTCCTGGGTTAAAAGTCTTGTAGTTGCTGCCGCGGCTAACTGGCAAGCTACATTAGCCGTATTAGCTTTAATTGCAGTGCTTGCGCTGATTGTGGCAAACTCGGATCGTGCCAAAGGGGCTATCACAAGACTCTTCGATGCATTCAAAAATCTTGGTGTTGGCTTCAATGGAGCTGATATCCTACAGCCTGAATTTGATCCTGGCCCCGCTGAGGACTTTGACGGTTCATTGGGTGACATAATCACGGATCTTGACGATATCGGAGATTCCGCTGATAAAACCAACAAGAAGCTTAAGAAGATGTTTAACCAGTCCTTTGATGAAGTCTTCTTAATCGATCCGAGTCAGGATGACGCTCTCGATGGCCTCGATACAGACTTTTCAGGGATCCTCAGTAATATGGACGACTTACTTGGTAAGATGGATGAGTTGGCCATGTCAGGTGACTTCTGGAAAGACTGGGGTAATATCTCAGATTCCTTTAATCTTGAAACACCTGACTTCATGGAGTATGGTAAAGAGTTCATGACTGAACTCGGTAAGGCTCTTGAAGAAAATTGGGTCCTGCTTGGTTTAGGCGCCCTCCTGGCGATGCTTCTTAAGGGTGCCTTAAAAGATGGATTCAAGGGCATCGGCAAAGCCTTAGGCGACGCATTATCTACAGCGGGTATTATTGCCGGCTCAATTACGGTTGTATGGTCTATCACAAACATTCTTGAGGAAGGCATTAATATTAAAAACTTCCTTATAGGTGCCCTTGGCGGCGTACTTACTGGTGCGGGCATCGGCTGGAAAGTCGGAGGTCTTAAAGGTGCCTTAATTGGTGCCACTATTGGCATGGGTGTCAGTATTCTAATGATGGCTACTGCTGATATGATTTTCGAAAAGGGCCTAACACTTAAAAATGTTCTTATAGCAGCTTTAGGTGGAGCTCTTACAGGTGCTGGTATTGGTTGGAAGATTGGTGGTCCTAAGGGAGCATTAATTGGTGCTACAATTGGTATATCTGTCAGCTTACTTGTTACTGGTGTAAGCGATATGATTGCCGGTGGTAAATTAACCGTTCTAAATACAGCAATTGCCGGTCTTGGTACCGCTTCGTTAACTACCTTTGGTATCTTACAGGGTGCAACTGTCTTAAGTAAAATTGTGCCCATGTTTGAAAAGTTTGGCTATACTTTAACGGATTTGATCCCACAGATTCTTGAGGTTGGCGATGACGCCAAACAATCTTTTGGTAAGATAGGCGCTGGAGCTGCTTTAGCAGTTGCAGGTGTAGGTATGCTAGCTACTTCCATCATTTCCCTGATTACAGATTGGGAAGATATGGATACTAAAACGAAAATACTTACAATTTCAATGGGTGCTCTTGGTGCTGCCTTTATCGCATTAGGTGTGGCTATCGCACTTGGTATATCTACAGCTACTTTAGGTATAGGCGCTATCATCGCAGCTATAGCAGCAGTCATTGCCGCTATTGTAGGATTCATCGCCAAGATAGCTTCAGAAGAAAATGCTACGGTTGATGTAACCACGGCAACTGAACGTTATAATGACGCTCTTGAAGAAGCTAAAATTAAAGCAGACGAATTGACGATGGCCGAGGATGATTTAACCCGTGCAAAGAAAGAACTTACAGAAGCGGCTAATCAGGCTGCTTCAACAATCGACACTTATGAGAGAGCAGTTAAGCGGGCAGAAGAAACTTCAAAGGCATTAGCTGAAGCCGAAAGAGCTCAAGGTATAACTGGCGCAGCATTACATGAACAGGTTATGAATGGCACACTTGTGTATACAAACATGACTGATGCGCAGAAGAAAGTATACAAAGCGTACATGGATAATGAAGCGGCACAAAATGCTTTAACTACTGCGACTGAAGAAGTTAACAGCATTAAGGAAACGCAGATCGAGTTAGAAGGTAAAGTTAAAGAGGCCGTTGACAAGGTTACCGAAGCTACTAATGCTAAGATAGAAGCTGATAAAGAAGCGGTCATGGCGGGTTGGGATGTAGAACGTTCATTAGCTAAGCAAGAAAAGAACTATGAAAGCTATCGCGATAAAGTCGTAGATGCTTATCAGAAGGGCGAACTTGCAGCTGATGAAGCACAGGAACTTATTTCAAAAGCTATGACAGGTATGAGCGATGATGTTCGACAAACATTTACCAAAGACTTACCTAAAGACATTAAGGATGGTCTTAATCCTGAACATTATGAAACCACGGGCGAAAAAATTAGTAACTGGTTTAAGAATGTCGGTAAGAACATGGTGTCCGGATTCAAAAGTATCTTTGGTATCGAATCCCCTTCAAAAGTCATGCAGAAGGCGGCTGAAGATATTGAAGCAGGCCTTAAAAAAGGTATTAGCGGTGAATCCGTTGGTAAGTGGTTTAGTGACATTGGCGGAAAAATGGTTAGCGGATTCAAACGTATCTTTGGCATTGCTTCTCCTTCTAAGGTTATGGAGGGCTTCGGCGAAAACATTGATGATGGACTTTTCAACGGCACAGAAGGTATGCTCGGACGTATTGGTGAATTGTTCAACAAGGTGCGTATGGCAGCTGGCGATGCGCTTGGCGACGGACTAAATGTTAATGCTGATTTTGACTCCTGGTTTGTTGATCTACTTACAAGCTTAGAGGGCTGGTTACAAATCTTAGGCGCACGCCTTACCAGTTGGTGGTCCGCTCTTTGGAATGGCTTGAAAGTCGATTTAAGTGCTGATATAAATGTTACTACCAATACAAGTGGCTCAACTAACCTTGGACGCACTACACCAATGAGTGGCTTACCCGTTGACGGTGGTAGAGATAATGGCACATTCAACAATAGCAATGTTTCATGGGATAGTGACGACAATGCTCTTACTTCACCGCCCAATCCTAATGCAGGATCACTTGTTGATAATGTTACTGCTGGCGTTGTACAAGCACTGGCACCGTTCATTGTAAGTCAGAATGATGCAGATCAATTGCCGCCTGTTTACGTTGGTACACTTATTGCTGATGATCGAGGCCTAAAGGAGTTGGAACGTAAGTTAAGAATCATCCGTGTTAAAGAAGAAAGGAGGGGTGGCTAATGAAACAGGAATATAAACTTAATGGAACAGTTTTTAAGCGCCCCGACAATTTCAAGATCGAAAGGTACAATATAACTAATTTGCAACGTATTGCTTCAGGTGAAATGTGCGGCGACTTAATCGCTAAGAAACGTAAATTTTACTTCACTTACGATTCAATCACTTCGGACCAGCTGGAAGAAATATTCGATCTCATCTGGGAAACAGATGATTTGTTCTATGAGCTATCCTACGTAGAAAACAATACCGTTAAGACAGCGAAAGTATACGTAGGATCCATCCCCACAGAACTTGTTCGCACAGGCGCCAAATGGGTATGGAAAGGGGTAACATTTAATCTAATCGAAAAATAATTAATGGTAGGAGGTGAAGAAGATGCCTGATTTATATGATGCAACTGACTTGGATTACAATGCCGATTCACGTGTAATAGAGTCCAAGATTGAAATATTTTTTGATCCCACCCCAATTACTGTTGACAAGGGCGATTTTCTTATCGACTGGGATGTATTAGAAGAAGTTGGTAATGATTCTAATAACAACCCTATTGGTGATACCTCAGCAAATGATTTTTCATTCTCACTATTCAATGAGGAGGGCATCTTTAGTCCTGCCAATACTTCTGGGCCATATTATGGTAAAATCAAGTCTGGTGTAAAAGTTATTCCGTATATACGTACAAAGAACACTAATTGGATTCAAATGGGTGTCTTTTACGTCAATGAATGGAATGCCACAGTCACCAGCTTACAAGCTGAAATCAGTTGTTATGACGATCTCAATAGAATCTTCAACAGCGATCCGGCAAGGCCTTCCATGCAAGCACAAGCCACTATTGAAGAAGCATACGAACAAACGTTTTCTGCATTAGGAGTAACTGCAGAAGTAGATTCTACTTTAACAGAAATTCTTCCTTGGTGGTATCCCTTAAATGATAACTTGTCGACTCTGCAGAGTTTATCTGCCGGGTCTGTAGCAGGCTGCTTCTGTGATAGAAGTGGTATGATTAAAGTTGTTAATTTGACCACACCTAAAACTGTAAGAGCAACTATCACAGATCAAGACCAATTAATTTCAGCTGAAACAACAAAGTCCTTAACAAAAGAGTTTGATGGCATTGTGGTTATCTTAAATAGACATCAACTAACTGCCTTAATAGAGCTTCTCAACATCAAGGATCTTCCCGTACCAGTAGGTACTTTGAATAGTCCACTAACGCATTTCACTACGACGCCTGTGCAACAGGTAGAAGTGGCTAAATTTGTCGCTAATATCCCCAACATACAGCTAGTATCCTTTGCTGCTAATCCTTACGAGATTCTTTATACGTTAAACAATTCCGGCTCGGCAGCAGCCGTTGTAACCTTATCTTTCAGCGGTAAAAGTATTCAGATCCTCAAGTCGGAGTATTTTAAGAGTGGAACTAATCCTCTATCCTTTGATAATGTTTATATCCAAACAGATACGATGGCGGAAAGACAAAAAGGGATCCTCACAAGGTTTACCAACAGCAATTTGCCGTATTTGGATCTCGAAGTTAGAGGCAATCCTTTGTTACAACTTGGCGACAAAATCACAATCATCAGCACAAAGTATTCTATTAACTTTACAGGGTATATATTGCGGCAACAGTTCACATACAATGGTGCGTTACGCGGGCAGATGCGTCTGATTGCTGCCAACATATTGGAGGTGGTGTAATGAATATTCTACCTACCTTAGCATCAAGGTGGCAATTAGTGAACTGTACCTATTCGTCTTTGTCCTTTACTTTTTCTGCTGCGGGTTCTGCCCGAGTAGATTTAACCGATACCGATATAAAATCTTTTTCTGCGGGCACGCTGTCTGCGATTGTTTTGCCTGAGGCATTAACTTTACCTACTGATGTTAGATGTCACATTTTCATTCGAGTAGGTCAAGTATATACTCGCTTTGATTGTTTCCTCTTAGCGAATACTGCTGGTTTATATTCAGCTTTATTAGACTTAATTACTGGAACTTATGACGAAGCGTATGTGCAACTTACTACTACTGGTGCGTGTTCGGTGAATCAACTATCACTGGATATTGTTACGCAAGATTATGATGAAATTATTGAAGAGCTCCGTGGTGAATTACCTAAGCTACTCGAGGATTATAACACGTATGATATGGTGTTAACAACTGAGGAAGTAACCGTTGGGTTGATAACGGCTAACTTGTTAGAAAATACGGATTTACAAGGACACTTTTCATTGTCTTTCTTAGCTAGCAATAAAGCAGAAATAGTTATGAGAGTGTATGATGATCAACGCAAATGCCTTTATTCGCCATCTATTATTTCTGTTAACGCGGGTAAGCATACTATTAGTTTTCCTCATTCGTATTTGAAGAGTTCTATTGGTTATCATAATTTTTATGTCACTCTTCAAGCTACTGAGGGAAATGTAAAAATTCCAACAAGGGCAATGTTATATACAATTGATGGCGCTCACATGGCAGAACGGTTGCTTGACTCTTTCTATATGATAAACGACATAACTGCTAAAACACAGATTTCAAGTGTTGAGCCTACGCTCCTTTACACCGTTGGCGTCGTAGATAACATTGCTAC